CGGTCTGGCTCTCTACATAGCCAGCAAGATAGTCCAGCATATCCAGCTACGGACATACAGACGAAAGCACAAGGAGGACACCACATGCGAATGACCGCACAGCAATACCAACAGCTATACAGGCGCGGCGACACGGCGCAGCGCCGGCAGAACGCCCTCAACCGGGAGCAGGGCCAGGAGTTCGAGCGGATGATCGGTCTTTCCTGCGACTACTACAACGCCACAGGAGCCGCCGAGATCGAAAAGACCCCGGAACCCATGGTGCCCACCAAAAGCCTCGGACAGGGCAAATTTATGGCCCATTACGAGAAGAAAGCGCAGCCGGACTATGGCGGCACCCTGGCCGGCGGCCGGGCGGTCCACTTCGAGGCCAAGAGCACCAGGACCGACCGGCTGTACCGCAACAAGGTCAATGAGGAGCAGACCCGGAAACTCAACAGCCATACCAAGCTCGGCGCCGTCACCTTTGTGATCGTGGCCTTTGATCTCCAGTATTTCTACCGGGTACCCTGGGCGGTGTGGCGGGATATGAAGCAGCACTTCGGCCGGCAGTATGTGAAGCCGGAGGACCTGGACGCCTACCGGCTCCACATAACCCCGGACGGAATGTTGATGTTTTTGGAAGGATTGGAGGATGTGGCATGACAGACGAACAATACACAGCTACACAGCAAATGTTAATCTACTTTTACCAGCAGCTAATATTGATTGACTTTGATCTCGACGGTTTTCTGCAACGGATCAGCGTTGCCCATGCTGTTGCCCCAATACTGGACCCAACAAGCTATATCAAGGCATTTGATAATTTGCAGGAGATTCGGGACCTCGCTGTTGCTTTGCGGCCAGCTGTAGAACTCGCCAAAAGAATGAGAGGTGCAATGTCATGATGATTGTCACCCAGGACGGCCGCAAGATAGTCAACACCGACCATCTCGCCGCGATCCGCGTCCGGGTCCCAGACCTGCCGGCGCCAGAGTACGGGGAAAGCGAGGAGGATCTGGGACCCGTAACCATATACGGGGATGTCGCTGTTGACTACGAATGGGAGTACACATTGGGCGAGTACCCCACCGAGGAGCGAGCCCAAGAAGTCCTCCAGGAGATCGCGGAGAAGTACGGTAGCTATATCAAAGTTGATGGCGGGCCCCTACTTACGATGGATGCCTATGTCCAACCCCTCTTATTTACCCCACCGAAAGTGTATACCATGCCGCCGGCGCAGCCGGCAGGCCATAAACAGGAGGAAAAGGAATGAACGGAAAATCTATTCTGATGCGAGCAGTGGATAAATACACTTCCACAGGAAGCCCCCACGAGTTTGGAGAGGAGCTTGCCAACGGAATGACTGAAATTACAGAAAAGATGATGGCTGGCCTGAACCCTATCTGTGGCCCTGATATTCCCATGATAATCGCGGCGTGCAGGCTCCTAGAGAAAACTCTTACCCAACACAATCCCATGGACGGCCGTATTGCCGATCAGCTCACCGAGGGCATGGGCAGTGTCCTGTTCCAAATCCCCGTTCCGCCCGGCTATAAAATGAGATAAAAAAAGCCGCCACCCTCACGGGTAACGACCTCTCACCACTGTCATTATACCACAGAGGGAGGCGGCAAAGCAATGTCAAGCAAGAAGAAACACACCCCGGTGTCGCAGGATATAGATACCAAAATCCAATATGCCATCCAAGAAGCCCTACGCGCCGGTTACGCTGCCGGCCGAACCGAAGCGGAACGGCAGGCAAAGGACCCGTACAAGGCGACTGAAAAACGCCTCTATGCGCTCCCAGACCTACAAAAGAAGGTCGAGGACGATAAACTCTTTGTGGAGCAGCTCCGCACCCATGGCACCCCGGAGCGCAGCCGCAGCCTGGTGCGTTTTGCCCGTTCCGGCTACCGCGCCACCCCGGAGGAGCTGCTGGAGTCCATGATCGAAAGCACCGAGGCGACGATAGCGGCAGACGAGCACGAGATCGCCACGGTACAGCGGGCCTTGGACGGCATAAAGGATGACTATTACTACTTCCTGTTAGAACGGCGTTATTTTGAGGGGGACACGGACGATCAGAAAATAGCGGACGAAAAGCACCTCGACAAGACCACTATATACAGGAACCGCAAGAGGCTGGTAAACCGCATAGCAATCAAGCTGTACGGGTCCTGCGCCATCGAATAGGGGGCCGCAACTTCCCTGTGCAAAAAAATTGCAATTTACAAGTGAAATTTCCGTGTGGTAAGATAAATATAGTCCAAAAATGTGTCTTAGTCCAAAAAGTGTCAAGGACCGTGGCGCCCCACAGGGGTGGTCACGGTCCTTTTTTGCCCAAAAGGAGGTAGACCCCATGTGCAAGTGTGAATACTGCCACGAGAAGGGTGCCGGCGTCTTTTTCTGTGAACGGTTCCGGCTTTATGGAAATAGCCGGCTAACCCTCTGCATGTTGACCGATATAGAGGCCGCATGGAAGGAGCGCCTGGAGAAGGTTCCGCAAGTAATACGGCAGCGGGAGCTGGACCGGCTTTTCCCTTGGTGACAAGAAGGAGGTGAACACGCTGAAAATCCAGGTATTCAATATTGATGAATTGTGCCCAGCCGAATACAACCCGCGAATTGAGCTCCAGCCCGGTATGGAGGAATACGAGGACTTGGAGCACTCACTGACTAAATTCGGAATGGTGGAGCCTGTCGTCTACAATGTACGGACAGGGCGACTTGTAGGAGGTCACCAGCGCCTGAACATCCTGCGGGCCCACGGGCAGACTGAGGTGGAGGCGTCGGTGGTAGATTTGGACCCTGACAGTGAAAAGATTCTCAACACCGCGCTGAACAAGATAAAAGGTCACTGGGACACCCAGAAGCTGAAGGACCTGCTGGTCGAATTGCAGGAGGCTGGCACGATAAGCTCCACCGGCTTCAAGCAATGGGAGCTACAGCAGTTGACGGCGGAATATGGCCACATCGAGGACCTTCTGGCGGAGGGGTTCGGCGGCGTAGCCGCCATGAGCGGCGAGCGCGACACCTTCGACATGACGTTCACCTTACCGCTCCACACCAGGGAGCAGGTGGAGGCCTTCATCAGCTCACCCGCCGGCGGCAAGGCCAGTCTGGTGGAGTTGGTTCTTCAAAAGGCACGGGGGGAAATATAATGCAGATTGAGAAAAAGCGGATATGCGATATAAACCGCGCCGAATACAATCCCCGGATTGCCTTACAGCCCGGAGATTCAAAATATGAGGACCTGGCCGCCTGCATCGAGCAGTTTGGTATGGTGCTCCCGATTGTCTGGAACAAGCGGACCAACAACGTGGTGGGCGGGCATCAAAGATTGACCGTGCTTGAGAACCGGGGTGCCCGCGAGGTCGATGTGTCCGTGGTCGATCTTGACGAATTCCAAGAGAAGGTTTTGGCCGTAGCCCTCAACAAAATCACTGGCCTGTGGGACGAGGAAAAGCTGGTGGATATCCTCGACACGCTCGGAGAGCGTGCGGAGGAAACCGGTTTTACCTGGCCAGAGATAGAAGCCATGAACCTGCACGCCGCTGCGCTGATTGACGAAGATTTCATTCTGTCCGAGCTCTCAAGGATCGGGGAGACTTTCAATCTTCTTCTGACATTTCGAGCGGAGGACAAGAAGCTGCTGCAAGAATACGTCAAAAGCAACGGCAAAACGGAATTAATCGAGCTCATTCTGAAGAAAGTGGGGGGTGCCAATTATGGGATGTGATTGTGGCAGCCAGATCGTGCTATGTAATTTGCCCATCAGATTCGACACGTACAAGGGATGCAGCCACGGATGCAAATACTGTTTCGTACAAAAGAAAGCCAACCTGGAGCAGATCAAAAAGGGGGCCTCGGTGGACTCGCTGCGCTCCTTCATAGAAGGACGACGCGATTACACCACGCAGTGGTGTGACTGGAATATACCGATACATTGGGGCGGCATGAGCGACCCCTTCCAGCCGGTCGAGGCCGAGGCCCGGCTCACGCTGGAGTGCCTGAGGCTATTCGCCGAAACGAAATACCCCTTTGTGGTATCCACCAAGGGCAAGCTGGTCGCCGCCCCCGAATACTTGGAGCTGATCCAGCAGACCAATTCCGTCGTGCAGATTTCCATGGTATGCCCCAAATTCAACCAAATTGAACCTGGCTGCCCCAGTTATGACGAGCGGTTGCAGATGGTCCGGGCGCTCGCGCCCAGGGCCAAGAGGGTGATTGCCAGGGCGCAGCCGTACATGCCGGAGGTTTACCAGGATGTTATGGACTGCATTCCCAGACTGGCCGAGGCCGGGGTCTACGGGATCGTAGTGGAGGGGATGAAGTTCTTCAAGGCGAAAAAGGGCCTAGTCCGGGTCGGTGGTGATAACTGCTATCCGCTGTCGGTTTTGCGCCGTGACTTTGAAGGCCTGCGCAGCCAGGCCCACCGGTACGGGTTAGCCTTCTACAGTGGAGAAAACCGTCTCCGTAATATGGGTGATGATCTTACTTGTTGTGGGACCGATGGCCTGGAGGGGTTTCGACCCAATGAGTACAACCTTTGCATGATGCTGAACGGCAAGGACCCGCAGCCCACGGAACACATGAAAAAGGTGGGTACAGGAGGGTGTTTTAAGGCAATAAACCAAAACGCCGGGAGTAGCCAGAGGATTGCAAAACAGTCATTTTATGGGCTGATGCACACAGAGCTGTCCCGGAAAACGGAGTATTACAAAAAAATGTTTGGGCTTATTGATACTTAATCCCCCAGAACGGGCCGCTGCTTTAGGGGGAGGAGGAGTATGCCAAAAAAGCGTGTTATTGAGCACCCTTGGGACCGGCAAGAAGGTGAAGGAGCAAAAGCATTTGAGGCATTCGCCATCTACCGCGATATGGGCCCGGAGAGGAGCATCCGCAAGGTTGCACAGGCCTTGGACAAAAGTAGGACGCTTATCGGTAACTGGAGCAGCACCTACGAATGGGTAAAACGGTCCGACGCCTGGGATATTGAGCAGGACAGATTATCGAGGATAGCCCAGCAGAAAACAAGCCGGGAAATGAACGAGCGGCAAGCCCGGATCGCTGTAACCCTTCAAGGGAAAATGTTACAGGCGTTGGAAACGCTGGACCCCAAGCGTGTCAAGCCGCAGGACCTTGCCCGCATTATGGAGCTGGGACTTAAATATGAGCGGATCGCGCGCGGCGCCGACGCCATCACCCAACAGACCGACGAAAGCAAGAACAAGGCCGCCCAGAGCCTGGCCGACGCCATCCAGGAGGCGTACAAGAGGAGGCAGGGCGCCGATGATTAGCTATGAGGCAATCCAGTATTATGCGGACCACCCGGTCGAGTTTACGGTAGATATCATCAAGGCGATTCCGGACGACGACCAGGCGGACATAATGAACAGCGTCGCCCGCAACCCCATGACGACTGTGCGCTCCGGCCACGGTATCGGCAAAAGCGCGGTGGAGGCATGGCTGGGCCTGTGGTTCCTATCAACCAGGCCATTCCCCAAAATCCCCTGCACAGCTCCCACCAAGCACCAACTCTACGACATCCTGTGGGCCGAGTTCAGCAAGTGGATCAGGGGCAACCCGGCCATGGAGCAGGACATCATATGGACCCAAGAGAAAATCTACATGCGGGGCCACCCGGAGGAATGGTTCGCGGTGGCGCGTACAGCCACCATGCCGGACGCCCTCCAGGGGTTCCACGCCGAACATGTACTGTATATCATCGACGAGGCCAGCGGTGTCAGCGATAAGGTATTCGAGCCCATCCTGGGCGCCCTGTCCACAGAGGGGGCAAAGCTGGTCATGTGCGGAAACCCGACAACCCTGTCGGGTTTTTTTTATGACAGCCATCACAAAAACCGGGCGCTATTCTCCCCGTTCCATATCGACGGCCGAAACTCCGCCCGCGTGAGCCCCGCCTTCATCCAGACGATCATTGACATGTTTGGTGAGGACTCCGACGTGTTCCGGGTCCGCGTTGCGGGTGAATTTCCAAAAGCCCTGCCTGACAGCTTTATCCCCCTGGATTGGGTGGAGAAGGCCAGCAAGAAGGAGCCCCCGGTATTTTATCCTTACCGTATCGATATCGGCGTGGACGTTGCTCGCTTCGGTGATGATGATAGCGTTATATGTCCGGTCTTTGACAAATCAGTCCAACAGAAGCCCGAAAGCTACCACCACAACGACACCATGCAGCTCACCGGCAACGTAGCCGCCATGGTGAAGCGATACGCCCAGGAATATCCCTCGGCCGATATCCACGTCAAGGTTGACTGCGACGGCTTGGGTGTCGGAGTGTACGACCGCCTGAATGAGCAGGTGGACCAAGGCAAGCTCCCATGTACCGCGCACGAGTGCCACTTTGGAGGCGCCGGAGGGAAGATCAGCCAGGACGACCCCGTGGAATACGCCAACAGCACCGGCATTATGTGGGGGACAATCCACAAGGGGCTGTATAACGAAACCCTGACCCTTTATTACCACGATCAGCAGATCGCCCAGCTATCCAACCGGAAGTACACCATCAACAGCGACGGAGAAATTGTCCTGGAGCGCAAAGAGGCCATGAAAAAGCGCGGAGCCACCTCCCCGGACTTTGGGGACGCCTTGGCGCTTGCCTTATATGAGCCTACCACCAGCGACTACTCACTGACGTTCTAACCGAAAGGAGATAATCACCATGCGGACACCTAAATTTCTGATTGAGCACGACGGCCAGTTTTTTGTAGAGTATGGCGCCACCGAAGCCGTGGCCAGGAAAGCCTGGGCCCGAAAAAACAAAATTGACCCGGCCAAGGCGGAAAATGCCGCCATGACCTGCGTATCCGTAGCAAAGCCAGCAGAAGAGCCCATGCCGGCCAAGGCCGCAGCCAGCAAGCCCAGGAGGGCCGCCGGTATCTATGGCGGCAAGCCCAAGGCCGAGAATGAAGCAGCCCCGGCCTCTGTTGATCCCACAGATACTAGCGTCGCAGATGGCGAGGTGAGGGACGGTGGCACTATTCAGTAAGAGGCGCAGCGGCGTCCACAATCTCTACGACGGGGCCGCCTACAACAGCCGCTCGATGCTTCCCAGATGGACCACGCCCCCGGACAAAAACTCCTATGACTGGTTTAAGGCGTTCGGGGAAAATCCCCGCCTCCAGGTGGTGGACCGTATTGCAAGCGATCTGTCCTACGCGGAGGGCAAGCTATTCCAGATAGACCGCCACGGCAACGAGAAGGAAATCCTGGTCCATCCGTTCTTGGATTTTTGGATGAACCCCAACCCTCTGTACGAGTTCACATCCTCCGCACTATGGCGTCTGGCACAGATATACCAGGACATCAAGGGCGAGGGCTATTTCCTCATGGAGCGCGACCTCCTGGGCCGGCCGGCGGAACTGTGGCCCATCCCCACACATTGGGTCCAGATGGTTCCCTATGCCGGCTTCCCGTTCTACACAATCCGCCTGACCAACGGCATGTTGCTCCATGTTTCTGTTGACGACATCTTTGTGATGAAAACCCTTAACCCGTTGGACCCCTACAAGCGGGGCCTGGGCAAGGCGGAGTCTATCGCGGACGAGATCGAGATAGACGAATATGCCGCCAAGTTCCAAAAGAAGTTTTTCCACAACGATGCCACTCCGTCAACCCTTATCGCCATGCCGAACAGCGACGAGAAGCAGCGCCGCCGCTTCCTGGCCGATTGGCGCCAGCGATTCAAAGGGTTCCTAAATTCCCACGGTGTGGCCGTCGTCAATGGGGATGTTACCGTCCACAAGCTGATGGACAACATGAAGGACATGGATATGCTCCAGGGCCGTGTTCGCACCCGTGACGCCACCCTGGAGCACTTCAACATGCCCCGTGAAATAATGGGCATCACAGAGAGCAGCAACCGGGCAACCTCGGAGGCTGCTCAGTTTATTTATGCCCAAAACGTCCTGATGCCGCGCCTGCGGGAGCGCGAGGACGCCATCAACCAGCAGATCATGCCGTATTTCGGCCCTGACCTGTTTTGGCGTTTTGATGACATTGTACCGCGCAACCAGGAGTTTGATAAGACCAAGGCCATAGACGGCTGGAACGCCGGCCTGCTCACCAAGAACGAGGGCCGGGTACTCCTGGACATGGACGAGGTAGAGGGCGGCGACATCTACAAGACCCAATTCTCCGACGTTTTTGTGCGGGCGGACCAAGACCCTGTGGCCGTCAGCCACGACATGGCAGAGCTGCAATTCAGCGACGAGCCGGCCGAGACAGACGACCTGGACGGCAGCGGTACCATAGACCTGGGCGACATCGAGCTCCCCAAGGGCCACAGGCCGAACCGGGAACAGAAAGCCATCGCCAGGCGTCAGGCTCTCCAGAAAAGCATGGCAGCCGCCCGGAGGGAGCAGGAGCGGCGTTTTGAGGTTGCCACAAAGAAATACTTCAAGGAACAGGAGGCGCGGATCGGCAAGGCCCTGGCCGGAGGCAGTAAGGCGGATACGGATGTCTGGACGCCTATTGATGATTGGCTGACACAACACCCCCAGGCGACCCGCGAGGAGATCAACGCCTTTGCAGATGATTTTGTTACTAGCCTGATTGACTGGGGCGGTGAAGCAAAACTCCTGGAGGCCCTATTCAAGCCCCTGTGGGCAGAGACATATAGCAAAGGAGCCGACGTTGCAAAGCAAGCGTATGGGATGGCAATTGATCGGCCGGAGCTTTACAGCTTTGCAAAGCTGCGCGGCGGTGCCCGTATTAAGCACATCGAGGACACTACCAAGGCCAGTGTGGGCAGGATTGTAGCCGACGGCATTGAGGCCGGCGACACCCGCGAAACAATCAGCAGAAGTATCCAGCAGGAAATGAACACCACCGCCGGCCGCGCGCGTGTGATCGCACAGACCGAGACACACACCAGCCTCATGGCGGGCAACATGGATATGCTGAAAGCCGGCGGTATGGCCACTAAGACTTGGCTTACCGTCGGAGATGGCAAGGTTAGACCGAGCTGCAAGAGCGTCCACGGAAAAACCGTCCCCATAGATGAGACATTTCCCAACGGTCTGCGCTACCCTGGCGACCCCGAGTGCACCGACGCTTCCAAGGTCGTTGGCTGCCGGTGCGATGTGCTCGCTGGTGACTATTAAACCCGGTCAAGGGCTGCCCCCGGTAGCCTTTATATATTTCATCGAAAGGTGGTGATCTGTTGAGGGAACATAAAACCCTTCGCTTCAAGACGGAGGAGTACGACGAGGAGCAGGGAATTTTTAAGGGCAGAGCGGCCGTGTTCGGGAATATTGACTCCGGGGATGATATCATCGAGCCCGGCGCCTTTACCAAGACCCTGAAGGACTGGAGCCGCGTCAAACTGTTGGCGCTCCACAACGACCAATGGTTGCCCATCGGTCGGCCGGTGGAGCTCCGCGAGGAGAAAAAGGACCTCTACATCGAGGGGAAGATCAGCGACACCAGCATGGGCAAGGATGTCAAAATCCTTATCCGAGACGGTGTGCTCAACGAGCTTTCCATCGGGTACGACGTTGCGGAGGACGGCTTTTATTACGAGGGTGAAGTCCGGCACCTAACCGAACTGATACTGTGGGAAGTATCGGTCGTCACCTGGGCAATGAACGCCAAAGCCATGATTACAGGTTACAAGGACGCCGCATTTGTGGCAAGCAGCGCCGACGCCATAGCCAAAGGAGTGGCAGGCGCCCACTGGTCCGGACAGCAGTTAACAGCGGCCGGGCTGAAACACCTGGCAGCAGCGCGAGACTCCATGTTGACCGCGAGCCAGGCCATAGACTCCGTTATTCGGGCAGAGCAGGAAAGCAAGAAGCAATCCCGCCCTGCCCTTTTTGTGCCCCGTCGAGGGCTCAAACGCAAGCACTCACAAGTTGAAATCGTTATAGGAGGTAAGCAAAAATGAGCAGACAAAAGAGTCAGACCCAAAACTACTTCAAGAACCGCAACCGCAACGACTCCGGGGCTTCGAGTTCTAAGTCCATCAAAATGGGCCTGGACGACCTGAAAAGCCTTATCGCGGAGGAAACTGAAAAGGCCCTTCGTAAAAATGAGGAGGCGGACGCTTTCGAGAAGGGCCGCAAAGATGATACCGTTAATGTTGCGGACATCATCGAGGAGGCCCTGGAGCTCGTGGAGGAAAAGCGCAAGTCCCGCAAGGAAGATGGTGAGGACCTGGGTGAAATCACCACGGAGGAGATCGTGGAGGCCGTCCAGGAAGTCATGGAGGGCTATGTCGAGGATGAAAGCTTCAAGGACGACGACGATCCTGACAACGAGGACAAGGACGACCAGGAGGACGAGGGTAAGGACGACGACGAGGACAAGGACAACGACGAGGAAAAACGGCGCGGCAAAGCCCGTCAGACCTCTCGCCAGGCCAAGCAGCGCCTTTCTCGCCAGCCGGCCGTTGCAGAGCGCAAGTACAGCAACATCTACCTGAACCTTGGGAGCGGCGGCGCCGGCAAGGGAGGCCAGAAGAAAAAACTGTCCCCCCATATCCAGCTTGCCCGTGCAGTCAAGTGCCTGGATGTGTTTGGCCGGCATGACCCGGAGGCGGCCGCCTACTATGCCAAGAAGCACTACGACGACGCCGACATGTCCCGCGAGTTTAAGGCATTGAGCGCCACCAGTCCCACCGGGGGCGGCTACCTGATTCCGGAGGTTTACCTGAATGAGATCATCGAGCTGCTCTACGCCAAGACCGTATTTTTCGAGCTCGGCGCCCAGAAGCTGCCCATGCCCAACGGCAATCTGAACGTGCCGAAAATGACCTCCGGGGCCCGTGCATCCTGGGGCGGTGAGGCTCGGAAGATCAAAACCAGCCAGCCCACCTTCGGCAGCTTGAAGCTGTTCTCCAAGCGTCTGGAGGCTATTGTAGCCCAGACCCGTGAACTGATGATGTCCACCAACTACTCGGCGGATCAGATGTTTGCGAACGATCTCACCAGGCGTATGCAGCTCGGTATTGATTGGGGCGGCATGTTCGGAAGCGGCAACGAGTTCCAGCCCACAGGTATCACCAAGACCAAGGGTGTGGAGAAAATTGACGCTAAAACCATTGGCAATGAATTTGCCGATAACCAGGGCCGTGTGACGGCAGACTTCCCGATCTTCGTGCGCTCCAAGGTCCTGGAAAAGAACGTGGACGACCTACACCTTGGCTGGACCTTCAACAGCGCCATGGAAGGTCACTACATGAACCTCAAAACCACCACCGGCGCCTACATCTACCGCGACGAAATGAACACGGGCAAGTTTGCCGGCTTCCCGTACAAAGTCTCGAACCAGATTCCCACCACCCAGGACGGTTACACCGAATCCATCTTCGGAAACTGGGCGGACGCGATTGTCGGTGAGCAGATGGGCCTCGAAACCTACACCACCCTGGACGGTAGCTGGACCGATGAGGACGGCGTTGTCCATAACGCTTTCGAGGAAAACCTGGCCGGCACCCGCGCCCTGATGTATGTTGACGTCGGTGTCCGTCATGCCGAGAGCTTTGTCCATATCGTAAACTTGAAGGTGCGGTAATATAGCCGCCCTCAGAACATAAGGAGGTAATCTCATGAAACGCGCAACACTGTCCAACATTCGCGTTATCCCTGCCCTGTCCGGTGATGATGTTATCGACCGCCAGGGCTTCCTTTCCGCCGTCGTCGCGGCCACCGTGACGGCGGTGGGTAGCAACCCGGTGCTGAAATTCAAAGTCCAGCATTGCGACACCGAGGCCGGCACCTTTGAGGATATCACCGACACCATGGCTTTCTTGCATGGCGCCGGCGGTACCGTGGCGCAGGACCAGACCTACAACATCGACCTGGACCTACTGGGCTGCAAGCAGTATATCAAGATCATCCCGCAGCCGTCCGCAGGCGTCACGGCCGAGTATGCGGTGGCCCTGGGCGACAACAGCGCCGTACCGGTGTAAGGAGGATAATACCATGCGTCAATTCAAAGCACCGAGGCCACAGCAGAACAAAAAGAAAGACTCCGCACAGGAGGCTAAAGGCAACCAGGCCAAGACCGGCCAGGGGGACAGCGACAAGCAGGGGGACGGCAAATAGCCGTCCCTCTTACTATTTTTGTGTTAGGGGGTTTTTCTCATGGCCGTCAAACTGAACGACAACGCTCTCACGACGCTTGACGCCGTGAAGGAGCTGCTGGACATCCCGGCGCTTGCCGCTGATGCGGACCCTGCCGAGGTGGAGGTAATGAAGCGGGTGGACAATAACCTTATCCGCCTTATCAATGCGGCCTCTCAATGGGTGGAAACTCAGACCGGGCGCACCCTGGGCAAGACAGAGCACATTGAACGGCTCCCCGGTTCCGGGGACCAGGAACTGGTACTCCAGCAATGGCCGATCATTGAGGTAAAGTACGTTAAGGACACCACCTGCAACAAAAAAATTCCAAAGGAAACCTACGACTTTACCATGACCGGGATGATCGGCGCAATTTACAAAGACGATGGCTGGATATTCCGAGGTTACCGCGCGGGCTTGGCGAATGATTATATTGCCTCCAGGAGGTATCTGGAGGTTCGCTATACAGCCGGCTATGTCTTGCCCAAAGACGCCACCGAGGAAACCCCCGCAACATTGCCAGACGACCTCCAGTCAGTTGTGTGGGGTATTGTGGAACAGGAGTTCTCCATCCGCATGAACGGGGCGCAGGGCCTCGCTGCCTTTTCCCTGGCAGATGTGTCCTGGACCTTCGACAAGGAGCCCCGGCCGAGCTGGATGGCGACCATAAGCCGATACGCGAGGTTGTGATGATATGAGAGTAAACGATCCTGTAAGCCCGGAAATCAAGCGCATAAAGGCAGAGCTGGAGAAACTCCGCCACATAAGTATCAAAGTTGGTATTCAGGGGGACGAGGATAGCGAGCTCTTGATGATCGCCGGCGTTCACGAATACGGCGCCACCATCACCGCTAAAAAAGCCAAAAACCTCACCATCCCCATTTCCCCAAAAGCCAAAGGGAAACGGGCGGCCGACTTCCCCGACCTGTTTGTTCATAAAGCAGACACCGGCAACGTATTCCTTGCCCGCGAAATAAAGCGAGGCAAGAACAAAGGAACCATTGAGTGCCTTTTCTGGCTAACTCCATCTGTGACAATCCCGGAGCGCAGCTTCATCCGTGGAGGATATGACAATAGCCAAGATGCCTTGGCGCAAGCCTGTAAACGGGCGCTCCTGGGTGTACTGAAAGAGAAATGGACCGCAGAGCAGGCCGCCGACCATGTAGGCATGGCGGCCGTTGGTATCATCAAGCGATATTTCTCCAGCCTGGAGCCGCCCAAGAGTAGCCTGACGCTTTCATCTGATCCGGGGAAAACATCCCCACTGATGAACAGTGGCAGGCTTCGCAATTCGATAACCTACAAGGTGGTGACGGAGGAATGATCCAGTTTGCACAGCCAAAAATACCGGACGGCCTTATGCGTGACATGATCGACCTGGAAACACAAGCCGATTTTAAACAGGGACAGGGCGGCCAGTGGGCGCCGGGTGAAAAGAAGTCCAAAACCTTCAAAGGTACGCTTGCCCCAATTAGTAAGGGCTTGCAATATTCCATTGCTGGAACCTTTACCCTCAATTCTCAGATATTGTATACTAATGGACACAAACTGTATGCTGGAGCGCAATTTCGGGACACCCTGGACAACGCGACCTATACGGTCAAAGAAGTATTGGACCACACCCCCATCCATGGTGTTAAGCGGTATATTGTCGAGCGGAAAGGGGGGAGCAGGCCCAAATGATAAATGTGGAGCTGCGGAATTTACTGGCGAGTAGGCTGGCCGATTATCTCGGCCGGCCCGTTGTTCTTTCCGAGCAGGTGCAGCCAGAGCCAGATTACCCTTTTATGGCGTATACGCCCACAGCCCCTTATATCAACAAAGGGGGGATGGGAAACTATATCAACAGGCTCGTGGAGGGGACTGCGGACGATACCGCATACCTCCTGAACACCCGCACAGAGCAGGCGGAGGCCATATTCAGTTTTGTGGCTTGCAGCCTTAACCGCTACGAAAACGATGTCTACATCTTTGGTGACGACGAGGCGCAGGCCATGGCTGAAAAAGCTGTTGGCTGGTTTCTGCATGTAGGTTATTTTGAACTTTCGCTCCAGGGCGTTGTTGTTTTGGAGGTCATGAATGTAGGCAATCGTACAGTGTTGGAGATCGACGAGGCCGCCCGACGCTATGGTTTCGATGTTCGGGTAAGGTATGCGAGGACCGACACGAGGCGCGACGAGATTGCCACAGATTACCGAATTAAGAAGGAGTGAAAAGCATGTCGCGGGATGTAATTGTATACACAAAGATTGATGCTAAACCTCGGCCATCGGAGGCTTTAGACATTCTGCTTTTGAGTACCCAAGGTGGAAAAGAACTGAAGGTGTACCGGGACCTGGATGTCATTGCTGACGACTACGGCGAGGATAGCAAAATCCACCACAAGGCTGACAAGATGTTCAATCAGCCAAACACCCTCGCTACCACCCTGATCCGCAAGGTCAAGCTGGCCGGAATTGAAACACCGACGAGCCCGGCCGACATGATCGCCTCCATTGAGGAGCTGCGGGAGATCAACGACGATTGGTATATCATCCTCACTGATAAGGACGAGGATGAGTATATCAAGGCGTTGGCGGCCTGGGCAAAAGCCACCGAACCGACCGAGGCGCAACTCGGTGCCGGCGTGGAGGATCACCGCAAGTTCTACTTTGCCCAGACCGACAACAAGGACCTGGAGTGCAGCGACGCCCGCGTGGTCATTGTTTACACTGACCATCTGAATGAGGAGGCCGACGCTGCCTACGTTGGGAATGTTGGTCCTAATTATCCGTATTCCGTTACCTGGAAATTTAAGACCCCGGACGGCCTCGCCCTTCCCGATCTCACCGAGGGCGAGAAGGACGCGCTGGAGGAGAAGAACTTCAACTTTCTGGCGGAGGAGTACAAAAAGCAGTACATCAAGAACGGCACCTGCGCCAACGGCGAGTTTATCGACGTTGTGCTGGGTGCCGACTACATCACACAGTATATGCGCGAGGCTCTTTATTCCGTATTCCTCACCAACAACAAGGTGCCCTATACGGATGAAGGTTTTGCGCTGGTCGCCTCGGCCGTGTTCTCGGCCCTAAACCGGGCCGTGGAACTGGGCATCATTGCACTGGATACGGAGAGCGAGAGCGGCGTCTACACGGTGGAGGTTCCCAAGCGGGCCGACGCCACCGACGACGAGGCCCGTTCCAGGCGCATCCCGGATATTGTCTGGGAAGCCCAGCTCGAAGGTGCGGTACATAGCGTCAAGGTGACCGGTACGCTAAAGGCCACCCTTTAATTTAGGAAGGAGGATAAATAATGCCTGAACAGGTTACAGGATGGGACCCGAAAAAGGTCACGGTCGCCGCAGCCGGCACCGCCCTCACGGGGTTTGCTACCGACGGCGTGGTGAACATTGTCGCCAACGAGGATCGGGTCACAACCCAGACTGGTGTCAAGGGTGACACCACATACAGTGAGAACGCCAACGAGAGCGCAACCGCCACCATTCCCCTTATGAGCACCTCCGCATCCCTTCCCAAGCTCCGTCAGCTCGCACAGAGCCGCAAGCGTTTCACGCTTACGATCTCGGATGCCAACGACGACAGCAAGGTATTTGTCAATGCGGAAAACTGCCGCATCACGAAGATGCCCGACTACAACGCCCAGAAAGAGGCGAGCACGGTCAATGTCCCCGTGTATATCCCACGCCTGGAATACAGGTAACGGCCGGTGAGCGGCCGGAAATCGGAGGGGGCCTTTTGGCCCCCCAAACCTAAATCATTGTCAGAAAGGGGCTACCGTAAGTATATGGCCAGACAAGAAGAAAAGACCGTCAACGGTCAGACGTTCAAATTACAGAGTGTTTCCCCCACCTGGTATTTTCAGTTGAATGCCGATTGCAATATCGCCGGTGGCGGCGGGAAGCGGGACCTGGTGACGTACATGGACACCCTGTTCAAGAATGTTATCATTTCGCCGGCAGAGGTCAAAACCGAGGGTATGGCGTACTTTGACGCCAGAGAGGATATAGAAACACCGGAGCTCCTGGTGGGTGTGATCGAGAAATTTCTTAGACCGGGAAAGAAGCCCAGCAGCAGCACAACGACGGGCGCGGAGGAATAAGGAGTTTTGGTGCATGGTTTACTCCGGTGCCGGTATTCCCTATGCTGATTTGAAAGCCATGGACCTGGCAGAATACCAAGAGGCTGTCGAGGCCCGCGTCCTCTACAATGAAGAATGGCGAAAACGCAGAAAATAGCAGGCTGTCCAACCGGACACCTGCTATTTTTTTGCCGCAAAGGAGGTGAGGAGCTTTGGCAGACAGCCGGGAAATGACCTTTGGCCTGGACTTTGGGCTGGAGGAATCAATACAAAGGCTGGAAACAGTAATTGACCGGCTTGATAGCGTTACACAGCAGGCGCAGACGGCCGAGGAGAGTGGCTGGCAAATCGGCGCATCATTCCAGACCGCCATGTCGGACGCGGCCGTCGGGACCAGCGTATTGTCCAACGCGCTCGATGAAGCCACAGACAGCGCCCAAGACACGGGCGCCGCCGTCAACAACCTGGGAGCCGACATCAGCGAAATAGAAAACAGCTCCAGGGCCGCTTTCCGAGCTATGGGCGCGGAGTCCTCCTCTTTTGGTAGGTCCGTAGCAACTGCCATGGGTACCGCGCTGAA